ACCACCCCTTTTACCATCCATACCACCATCATTAAATGAAAAATATTCCTCTATTCTTGGGGTGGCTTGGAGATCTGATGGATTTTTGGGGGGTAAAATTTGTCTGACTTTTTTAATCTTTAAAGCATCTATTGGGCGAAGTTCAAGAATACCCCGTTTTGTATTATTGGGGTCTATAATGATGTGATAATATAACCTACCATCTACATACCACTTTTTGAAGGTATCATATCCACCATCTCTCATTCGAAGCAAATCTATTACTTCAACAAAATTCTCTTGGATTTTTTCTTTGATGTCTGGAGAAAGATTAACATTTTCTAGATTTATTGAAACGGGGGATTCTTCTCTATCACAAACTATTGCTTCATTAACAATATCATCCACCGCCAATTCGGCCTCTGGAAACAAAGCCATTTGACGATAGCGCTGAATAAGATCCATCTCATTCTTTGCGGCACCCTCCATATCAAGGTAGGTTGCAAAAGCTCCGCCAGGTGTTCCAGAAACATCAAGTGCTCCATCATCATATTGAGGAAGGGTGAAAGAGACTTTTTCACGTGCCTCTTTCTCTTTTTGTGTTCTTCCAATAGTAAAACCAAATAATTCAACTGCCATTCATAAACTCCTAGAGGTAAGGGGCTGAGAAGCCCCCCATGCCCCTAGTTAATTGGAAAGGTTCTTCTTCTAAGTATATTTATAAACTTAAAAAGTGTCCAATAATCTTAAAAAAAGATGTCCTGGTTGTTTAGCCAGGAGTATTACTTCCATGAATCCAATAATCAAAAGCAAAATCAATAGTAAATTCTTCAATAGTATCATTAGAACCCCAATCAAGACCAATTTCTCCAAGTGCTACTGGAAAACAATTTGTAAAGTTCCAAGAACCGCCACCAATTGCTGAAGTTCCTCCCTCTCTTGAATAGTGGGATATTGTCATTTCTGCAAATAATCCATTAGGATCTTCAGATACATTGCCTACATGAGTATTCATTCTATTCATCCAATTTTCTATTGCATTCCTTACCATCATATCTTCATCATTAATAACGGTTACTGAAAGATTATCAAAAGTTCTGTTACCAGGAACTTTAACCATTCTTCCAAAATAAGGAACTTCTACTACCCCCATCGTGGATGGTGGAATTGTAGCAATTTTACAAAGATATCGAAAATTTGCGGGTAATGCCTGACCAGCAATAAAAACCTCAAATAAATTGGGTCTAGCTCCACCCTGATTCATTCCTGATGATCTAAATGTGGAAATTGAAAAAGCCATTATTCTCCTTTAACCCCTTTTAAGGGCCGGCAGTGATTTAAAAAAAACAAGGGTGGGGAAGTCTTTTTTATAAGTACACCCTTCGGCTACTACCGTCTTCCCCCACCTTATATTACATTAACTATTTATACTACTAACCAATAATTTCTGAAAAATCAACACCAGTTCTAACTGCAACAAAATTGAGTTGAATATAGTTGATTGCACGATTTGGTTTGACATAAATGTCTCCCACAAATTCATTTCTATCAACAACATCAGAAGTATTATTAGAATCATCACAGACAACTTTAAAGTCTACAATACCATCTCGCCCTTGAACATTTCTCAAAAATGGTTCTACAGCCCCAACAAACTGGGCTCTTGTAAACGCATCATTGAACTCGAACAATTGAAATCTCGCAAATCTTGAGATTGCTTTTTCAAGAATAATGAACAATCTTCGAACATTGATTCTATCAAATGCACTTGGTTTTGCCAAAAGTGTCTTATCTCCAAACAGAACTGTTCCTGTTCCCATAAAGGTTGTTACAGGATTAACATTGTTCTTATAAAGAGTATCCCTCTCAGATTGTCTTGGATTAAATGGAAGTTTAACCACGTTTCTGATATTACCTCTAGTAAATCCAGCAGGTGAGTACCAAGCATCTCTGCTTGCTTCTGTTGCTGCAGTTACTCCCGCAGTATCTCCATTTAATGGAATATAGCGATATACATCATTGTAACGGTCATATTGATACTTCCATCCGCTATCAAGACATGCATAAGAAGTAGATCCAAGACTGTTTCTGAAATCTACAACTGCATCTGCTTCTCCTCCAACATTATTAACAACATCAGATTTTTCTGGAGAAATGAATGCAACACAATCTTTTCTCGCTTCAACAATTGAAATGAGTTCAAGTGCTACTGTTGCAGAAGATTCTCCACCCATCAAAAGACCTATTTCAGTCTCTTCAGCATTTTTGAATTTACCATAAGATGTAATCTTATTTCCATCAGTTACATCTGATCCGTCAACACCACCAGTGAGACTTGCTGTGACAATATTACCTTTTGATTGCCATTCGCTCGCTCCAGCATCTGCACCCCATGCAGCTATTGATGCACCGGCTGTGGTATAAGCATCTCCTACTGCATTGTGATCCATCCACCAGATATACCTAGATCTGCGATTAATTCTGTCAAGATAGAAAGCTTTACCTCCATCTTCGAATTTCGCACCCTTTGCTACAGAAACACCAGTATAGGCTTCAAGAACTTCGTTTCTATTTCCTGTCCATTCTCCGTCTTCATCTACTACGGCGACATGAACTTCATCATAGAGTCCGCCTCTTGAGGCAGTATAGTCTGTAGTAACTGGTTCTTTATCGAAACTTCCAGCATATTCCCATGTTCTTGAATGGGTTTGTGCTGTTGCTGTATTTGTGAATCCAGTATTAACTGTCATGGATGAGGAATTTGTTACAGCTGTAACTCTTCTTTCTTCACCATTAATCTTGATAATATCACCAACAGTATATTGTAGGTCAAATGCAGTTGTAGCAGCATCTCTTGCAGTTGCAGTTGTTGCTGTAACCGTTGCGACATTTGCTGTAACCGCTACTGTACCTAACATATTCCTTGAAGGTTCTGCGAATGCTGACCTTTTCAAACGAACCGCAGTACCGCTTGAAATTGCACCTGTTACTGGATCTCTATGGACTGTACATGCAGTATTACTTGCGATTGCAGAAATAATGAAAGTATTAGAACCAACTGCTATTGAATCTCCAACTCTGAGTTCAGTACCAAACAATGAACCTGTAGCGGTCATTGCTCCAGTTGACGCATGAATCGCAACTGTAGCACCACCTGTGAGTGTTACGTCTGAATTGGAAGCAACTACTGTATTTCCAGATGCGAGGTTTGCTCTGGTTGGTCCACAAAGAGAAACTTTAAGACTATTTCCTAGTGCTCCAGCCCATCTAGCATTCCAATCTCCAGCAGTTGTAATCGGTGTTCCACCACTATCTGAATCATACGTGTCATAATACCCAGCATTATTGGAAATTAATACTGGAGAGCCAGCGGAAGAAGCATTTTTAGCGGCACTTGAGACCGCTCTAACAAAATGTAATTTACTTGAATAATTTAAAAAATTGGCCGCTGTAAAATATGTTGTATATGTATTTGCATCAGGCTTTTGGAAAGTCTGAACAAGCAAATCCTCTGAATCAATCAGAGTTACATCATTTGCCGGACCCCATCGGGCAGGACCAGCTAACCCAGCATCAATCGAAGAGATCCCGGGTACTACAGTTGTTAAATCAATTTCCGATGTATTTACGCCAGGACTTACTTGAAAACCCATGTGTTCTCTCCTAAAAAAAAGTTTAGTGAACTGTGTAAATCATTCTTACTTACTATGATTATTTATAAAATAGAGTTTCTTCATATACTAAATATATATTGAGATATAAATGATTTTGATGGAGATTAACATGAAAGAAATTGAAAGATTTCGGACTAAGTTTAATAATAGTTCAAATACTGGTTGTTGGACATGGATTGCCTCTAAAACACAACAGGGATATGGAATGTTTTCTTATCTAGGAAAATCTATCCCCGCTCACAGGTTTGCTTATATTCACTACAAGGGTGAAATACCAAATAAACATATTGTACATCAAACTTGTCAAAATAATGGGTGCGTAAACCCTGAACACTTAATTACTTGTACAAAGAGTGAATCTCGTTTGAAATATAATTCAACAAGAATACACCCTGATGCCAAGAAGCTTATTCAAAATATAAAATTAGGATCTACAGAAGACCATATGGATGACTTTGGATTCAGTAATGATGCTTAGAAATAATTTCTCACAGCCTCATCTTCAACCACTTTCCATGTTTGACCAGTTTTATCTTCAAATGTATTTTGATTTTGCCCATCATCTATGACTCCAAATGGAAGCATATCTTGCTCCATTGTCTCCATTTGATCTTCATAGATTTGTTTACGTATATCTAAATCTGTCATATCTTTAAAATATTGTTGTTGTACTACCCAAGCAAACATTACCAATGTCATTGCTAAGTCATCATGAGAACCTTCTTCTGCTTCAAATGAATTATGTTTTGAAGCAAATGTAGTCAATTCAGCAATAGTATCAAAATCTGGAATAATCAACTTGTCTGTTTCAATCATGTCTTTTAAAGCAGCACAACCAATTCTCTTGAGTTGTTTACTTGTTCTAATTCCTAGTTGATTATTTTTCCCAAATCCACCACCAATCTTCTGTCCCGCTCTACCATGCATAGATGCCATAAGAATATTTTCATACTCCAAATCAAAATGAAGACATTCTGCTATTTGTTGTCCAATATCATTGATTTCTACAATAAGCCATGCTGTATTGTATTTCATTCCAATATTGTAGATAATGTTTGGATAAACCATTGGAGAAATTTGGTTATCTCTATATTTGGCGACTTGTCTATAAGGAATATCAGAAATGTCAAAAACACTTAAAGCAGAATAGTCTTGTCCCTTACCTTGAGCACTATCTGCTACAATACAATAAGTTGCCCCCTTTACTGGATTTTCATACATATCCATTCCACCTTGAGAAGCAATAGGAGATTTAAAAGCCATAGTTCTAAGTTTAGATGGAGCAATAAGTGTATGGGTAGAACCTATAAATTCACCTTCAAATTCTTGGGTAAACTGAGTTTCTCCAATATTCTTTAGAGTTTCATTTCTCCATTTTTCATTTCTTCCAGGAGTTTCAGCCCAATGTACTTCAATTGGAACATAACTATTTCTTCCCTCTTCTGCGTCTATCCACATTTTATAAAACATATTCAACCCAAGTGGAGTTGATACTATGAAAACCTTTGTAGATTCACCAGAAGAAATAGTAGGATAAACTGAAGTGAAAAACTGGTCTGCTATATTATTTGGAACGTGAGCAAATTCATCAAGAAAAATAATATTAAAGGAACTTCCTCTGACCGCCGAAGAAGACGTGGCTGCAGCAAGAATCTTGGAACCATTCTCTAGTTCGATGTTTCCCTTATTCCATACAACCACCCCCTGTTGCATCCACTTTGGAAGATTCTCATATGCTAACTGTAATCTACCAAGAAGCTCCCGTGCGGTTGAGAGTTTGTTTGCTAGAACAGCACATTGAACATTCTCATTGAAAAGAATGTAATGAAGAAGAAAACTGATGATAGTGGTTGACTTTCCAGACTGTCTAGGCATTTTACAGATTACAAATCTTTCATCATTAAATGTCTGTACCATTTTTTCTTGGTAGGGATACATATCAAATGGAATCAACCCCCTGTCCACATGAATAACCTTTACATAATGTTTAATAAAATATTCAGGGGATTCCATACATTTTTTATATTCTTGTACAGATTCCTTAGTCCATTCTACAGGTTGTCCTACAGATTTTAAACGTGGGTTTCCAAGATAATGTTCACTCATCCGACTTATCTTTCAACATTTTTTGAAGTTCCGCGGTTGACCCCACAAAAAGGGCATTTGTTACATTAGTAGGACCCTTTTCAGTAGTAATATCTTTTTTAGTTTTGTGGAGATTAAGTAGTTCTTTGTTGGTTGTAGTCAATTTATCAATCATCTGACCTACAACTTCGAACGCTCGTGGATGCTCTGATTGCTTTGCTATTTCCAGAAGTTCTTCAAGCCCATCATTACCTCTCTCTATAAGATTATAAAGATTCTCTCGAGCATACTGAAAATCTGTATCATCAACATGGTCATTAATAACTGGAGTTACCTTCTCAAGTTTTTTAATCTCTCTTTTAGGTTTTTGTATAATCCCCAAAACTTCATCGAGATGTTCGTCTATATTCATACATAATCCTCTCCTGTCACTGGATCAAAATTTTTACTATCTTCAAAGAATTCAAAAGTTTCGCTGAATCCAAAATCAGAACTAGCTTCAGCAGTAGTTGGCGATGGAACCACAGTATATCTTGTTTTAAGTGTCGCATCACCAGCGCCTTCACTACTATTTTCATTCATAATTCGTTCATAATTACCAGTTTCTAATAATATGTAGTCTGAAGAAGTGGAACTTGAAGCAGTAGTTTCAAGTATAACAAAATTTGTTTCAAGACTTTCTTCTTCGCCCCCAGGAATTCTAAAATTAACCTCAATAGTTTTAATAACAGAACCAGTTTTGATATCTGGATAAATATATCCTCGCATAGAAAATGAAAGAGTCCATGTAATAGTACGTGCTGTCGCTAATTCTCCTTCATACTCATCAGCCACATCAGCGGAGTTTAATACAATAGGAACATCCGCCTTAATTCCCATTTCTGGAATTGTATTAATAGTAACTGTAAATTCTGGAGTAAAAAAAGGAAGAATTTGTTCCAGAATTTGTGTTCCATCTTCTGCATTTTTGACTAAAATATACAGAGTAAAATCAAAATTATATGGAACAGGATTATATTGTGTCATTAATGAAGAAGTACCAGCCGCTGTATTTGCTGCTAAATTTCTTCCAATAGTATTTAATTTTCTGGAAGAATCATAAGAAAGTCCAGTAAGAGCAAATCCCATCCTCGGAACTCTAATT